GCATTAGATAAATCTTTCACTTCTTCAGTAGTTTCAACTACTGGTTTAGCCTGTGATTCATCTTTTACACCTTCATCCGCCTTTGCGGAATCCTGTTTTGCCTTTGCCATAAAACATAATTATGAATGAATAAAACTGGTTACGCTGATTACGCTGTAATCAATGCCTTAACGGTTGCGAAATCAGGACCTGAAACAATCGCTACCTTTCTGATTGTAGAAATGTAGTTAAAGTAGTATTGCTCCATTACGATACTGAAAGCATTGTTGCCAAAGTCATTACCATTGTAACCAACTTTCACAATCAATCCTCCACGAAGGATAACATTGTATTGTTTTAAGTCGCCAACCAATATAGCATCGGCACCCATTGTAGGATTACCAACGAATCCAATTCCAGCAAGAACATCTGGAGGATTCAAATAAGAACCTTGAGTGTTCTTAATGATACCCATACGATACTTCTTATTAGTACCCATTACAGCAGCATTTGCCTTGGCACCGAAAGTTGCATTTTCAACTTGAGCAGCCATTGCAGCAATAACATCAAACTCATTAACGTTTGCAATTCCATCAGTTCCTTTAAAGGCAGCAGCTTCACCATTAGCATTGTATGCAGTAGCATTTGCAATGATGTCTGGTAAAATAGCTTGGTTCACACGATTGATAACATCAATACGTCCTACATTCAAGATATTGCTTTCCAACTGACCGAAGTCCATTTGAAACTCTTGAGTCATACCAATTAAAGTAGCTTCCTTTTTATATGTCGAACTCTTTAACTGATACTTGTATTGAGTTGCTGGCTTAGTAGCACCTTCAGTAGTTGTAGCAGACGCACCATCTTTAGCTTGTTCGTCGAACCACATCACAAATGGAGTTGCGTTGAAATCAGCAGAAATAGTGTTTACTAAATCAAATACCCATGAAGTGTTACGGTATTGGTTGTTAATCATCGCACCAGCTCCTACACGCAACAATGTTGCTGCATCCAAAGACTGTGTAATAGAAGAAACGCCACCACCAATGCCATCAATAGTACCGATAGTACCAGCGGTTTTGCTAGTCATTTCGATTGCCTTCATAACAGGTTGACCTTGGGCATTGAACTGAACCATATAGGTTTTCGTTCCTACACCATTGTCATAAACCTTACGCAAAGCTTCCTCATCATCTTTCAATGTTTGGGCTATGCTCTTTTTGCCTTCACTTGCATTGCCTAATTTCAAAGCAACCTCTGCAAGTGTAGTTCCTTGCTTTTCAGCAATACTCTTTACAGATTCAATAGCAGCTTCAGCAGCTTTCTTGTACTCAGTAAACTGCGCTTCACTAATACCACCGTTTTGTTTTGCTACCTCTGTAGCGAATGCCTTCATCTTAACCTCGTAAGCATCCAGCTCTTTTTTGATTGCAGCGGCGGCATCTGCGCCAACCTTTACCTGCAAAGCGTTTAATTCTTCTTGAGTCATCTCAATAATTTTTTAAAGATTAAATAAATTTTGTTTGTGCAATGGCCGCTAATACATCAAATGTGGGCACCTCCGCAGCCGTGTTGGATGGTGATACAAACTGACCGCATGATGGACAACTTGCAGGGCCTTCATCAGGTACCTGGACCGTTGCTGCACAAGTTGGACAGATTGCCATTTGCTTGTTGTTATCTGTAGGTGACGGCTGATTCTTATGAGTGCCTTCAGGCGGCTCATTACCAGTGTCGGTTACTTCCAATGTTGGTGTTAGTATATTGCTGCCAAACAATACACATGAATTTTCCATAATCTTAATCTCTGGAACTATCCAGAAATAGCCACGAGCATCAACTACATCTTTGTTGATTACTTTATCGTAATACTTCTTCCATAACTCATAATGAGGTAAATCATCCTTATCATTGATGCAAAGACCTATTGATACATAGCAAACCCCTATGGAGTGTTGGTTAATTTTCCCATTTTTATAGAACTTATAAGTATCCTCGTTGTAATCCTCACGAACATCTGTCTCCATGATGAATGCAGTAGTAGTACCAGGCACTGAAAGCCCCAAATCCTTCAATGAAAGCTTTTGGGTATAAACAGCGGTAACATCTCCTACATGATTGGTAGAAGTATGAACGTGGTCGGCAATGTGAGGAATCAATGTTCCTTTTTCGGAAATAGACTTATCATAACAAGTATCAGTGAGTACATCCATTTGAGAATCGCACCACCAAGCAGTGTTGCCAACTACTTTTACGTGCAATGTCCCGTTTTCCATTTCAGAATCATTGCCATCACCGTCATCATCTTTCTTAACCTTTGTAGTACTAATCTTTGTCTTAGAAATGATGGAAGGCTGGCATACAACCGAATCGGTGTACTTGATACCTGCTTTCTTTTGGGCAATCAGTTGTTTCTTGTTTGCAGTAAGAAACTGAAACAACGCTTTGCCTGTGATGCCCTCTGGAATAATGACTCTACTCATTGCTGTTACTTTTTTACGATTTGACCACTCTTGACCTGACTATCCTTGATAGCCTTTATTTCTGCCAATGCCTGCTTATCAATTTCAGGCTTTGGCTTTTCTGTATTTGTATTGTTGCTCATAACTAACTATTTGTCAATTCTATTAATTCGTTTGCATAGTGGTCTGTCTCTTTATTTAAACCTTCCCATACTACCCAGTATACTATCGTTCCACCTGTATAAACTCTATAGCTTGTGACTATACCCCTTTCGTTTATTGTTGCAAGCTTTTTAGTTACTATAGTGTCTATAGGAAACTCAAGTTCTAACTTAATTGTTTTGCTCATAACTACCCGTTTACATTTGATTGAACAATATTTAAAACACCATTCATGTAAGCCCTAATCCCTTCCTGACCATTTTTTAACCATGCCTTCTTAAACCTTCTGCCATGATTCATAGCTATTTGCAAAGGAGAATTGTACAAATACATTTTGTTTGGATCAATAGGCTTACCATTAATCTCTTTAATCGTACCCCACTCCAAAATCTCACTGCCCTTTAGCAATTGCTTCTCATGAGTTTCTGTCATAATCAATGGCATATTCTTAGCCATGCTTTTAATTGCCTTCAATCTTGCTTTCTTACCCATTGCTTGCAGGTTTAGCGTTATTTTCAATAAGCGGTGCAGTATTTGGAACTAATCCAAATACATAACCTTCAGCTAATAAGTCCTTGTAATACTTATCCATTTCTGGCTTAGTATCTTCACCAATGGCAGTACGCCACTCATTCCAAGTAGTGATATTATTGTAAAACTCAATAATCAATGCCTGATTTAATAGTAATCGTCCACGTCCTTTCTTTTCTTCATTCTCTTGTAGAGCCGGAAGGTGTTTAAAGTCGGTGGATATTTTTAATCCAAAAGCATCCAGTCCTAGCATGGAGCCTATTTGCTCATTGTCACTTTCACAATCTGGAATGATTGAGTTAGTGTAAAGGTTTCTTTCTGCGATGTCCTGATTGTCAAATTTGGCATCTACTAATCCCATCAAATAAGGCGGATAGTTTAATTGGTCGCAAATCATCTTTGCATCCTGAATTTCACCTTCCAATAATTGCAATTGCTGAACATCGAAGCCAACTGTTTGTAGTTTCAGCTTAGCATCCGTAATGATAGCCTTACGTTGACCAGCCATTATGCCATACTGAAGAAAGTCTTTATGCAGCTCCGCCTTTGCATCTGTATCAATAGGAAATAATCCTTGGTCGGCACTATCAGCAGTATCATTTGTCAATAACCATTGTGGCCCACGTTCTTGTACCAGACTCCCACGACTATTCAATGATGATATTAAATTATTAATTGGTTTCTCAACAGCAAATAGCTTCGAATCAGGAAGGTGTAAGGAAACATTATTCGTGTTGCCATTATACATGTAAGTACCAGTGCTTATCTGATTTTCTTTGATGAAGAAAACTGAATCGGTATTCAGGTAAACTGAATGCCCCATATAAGTAAGAAGAATGGATGAGAAAGGCTTTGCATCAGACTCATAAAATAGATTGGTGTTCGTTTGAGCCAATAACATCCACGGTGGTAAGTTCCAAAGTTTCCACTTGCTGAAATCATTCTCAAAACCAACTGGCTTAATTATCAGTATGGGACAATATCCATATATCTGTTTGTAAACTGAGCGTTGTGCAGCAAACTGTTTTCCACTTTGTAGCGCATTTGGTTTATTCAAAAGCTTTCTGAGTGCAATAGCTTGGATGGTAGTGGCTTCTTGATTATTAGCATCAACCACTTTGGTAACACCATTGATTATGCAGCTTGCTTTTTTGTTGATAATACTTGAAACAACTGGACACTTTTGGTAGGCAACTAAAGATGAATTGAAGTTTCCCCAGATAAATGCTTTGTCTGCACCGTTAACACCAAAGAAGAAAGAACCATTGCGATAACGTGAGGGCTGTATAAGTTCTGATTCAACGGACTTGGTATTGATGGCAGCAATCTTAATCGCATTACCGATATTACCTTGAAGTAATTCTTTACCAGCAGCTTTAAACTTATTCATTTGAAAGTAAAGGTATTAGTAAATTATTAATTTACTTAAAATTTTTAAAATAATCTTAATACAATGTTATTTAATCCTCTTCTTTACCTGAATATCTCATGCCAAAAGTGTAGTTGAAATAGCGTATTGCTGCAATGGCATGGTCTGGCATTCCATCAATAGGGAGATTTGTTGTCACCTCATCACCAGTAAGCTGGTCTATTGCCATCTGCCATATATATGTTTCTAGTTCGGATTCAAGCTCTGGTGAATCAATATAATAGTTTTCACACTCTTTAACCTTACTGATACTCATAATCAAACTATTAGGACCTTTTTTAGCCATCCGATAAGGGATGGCAAGTTTTCTTAACCCATTGCTGTAGTTCTTATCATGGTCACCACATACAAGAGAAGAAGTAATACATCCATTTTCCTTTAGTATATCAGCCATAAAGCCAAATACTGTCTTACTTCGCCATTTTATTAACTCGTCATAATCAATTTTGCTTTGGCTTTTATCCCAGCGTTCCTGCGCTTCAGTGGCTAGTTTTAATATTAAATCCTGAATCTCATTTTCAGATTTATAGAGTAGTACTTTATACCAACGCTTCCTTCCATCGTGCCATACCTTTACTATTGCCGTCTTATCGCTAGTGTAACCTATATCTATTCCAAAGCCAAATTGAAGACCATTAGGAACGGCATCTACTTTCTTCATTTTGAAGATAACACCCTTTGTCTCGCCTAACTTACCAAGGCTATAAACACGGTATAGTTGTGGATCGCTTATACTCTCATAAGCCGCATGTTCATCATCGGTAAGGAACGGGTTGTGAACATGCCAAGTCCTGAAAAACTGAATCTTATCAGTAAATGAGTGTTCAAAGTTTTTACTCTTTATATCTAATTTGCTATGTACCCAAAACTTTGATGTGGGGTTGTAATCCAAAAATACTTGCTGCCTTGTTTTACGTTGCAATTGCCAAAACAGATTATAACTACGGCTGTTGCACTCATTGATAAAAAGATAATCCCTTTCACTACCCCTTGCATCCTGTTCATCATCAAAACCAGTAAACTCTATGATTGATTCATTTTTGAAAGTATAGGTACATTCTTGTTTGTTGAACGACTTGATAAATGGTTTAATTTCTGGGTCGGTAGCTATGTAACGCTGGAATAGCCTCAATGCACCTTTCTTCAAGTTAGGTAAATCCTGACCAGTAACAGTAATAACAGTACCAGGTGTTAGCAATGCTTTTGTTGCAAGGCATTTAAGTATGTCGCTCGTTTTGCCAGCATCTCCGCCGCCCTGACAAACGACTATCTTTTTTTTGCAATTAATTAGCTTTGGATACAATGCCCCTGTAATCATCAGTCATCGTTTAGATTTTCTGATACTTCGGCTAATGATGATATGGTGTGGATGTTGATTATTGGTGTAATGTCATTACCCTTCACATCTGTGCTAGCTATTTTGGTAGGGGCATAGTCGCCATCCATTTTATTCAGTTCATTAATTGCCCTTATCCTAGTAGAATGATCTGGAAGATTCAAAACAGGTAGCATAACAAACTTCTTTTGTTCACTATCCCATTTGGCTTCTTTTGTTGGAATTTCTATTTTTCCGAGTGCTATTTCTGTAAGTAGTTCCTTCCGTTCCTGTGCGGTCAATATCTCCTTTTTACGGGCTTCAATTGCCTGTTCTACCTCTACTATTGCCACAGCTTCTTTAATGCCCTGTTGCTTAGCTATGTGCTGCTCCTGTGCTTCCTTCCAATACCTATCAAACGTCCTTTTGCTTATGTGCCATTTAGTGCCACTTTGTGCCAAACTTGTGCCATAGCTTGTGCCACTTTCAATCTGTTTTACGATTGCATTAATGATATTTTGTTTCTGCGGTTTAGGCATTTTCTTTTTTAAACTTTTCTTGACCAATAGGAACAAACAAACATTCAAAAGGCTGCAAGTTGTGAGTTTGATAACCACCTTGNAAAGTGCTTTTTTGTTCAAATTTCAATAATGTGGTAAAATCTTCTGGTGCTGAATATTCAGAAACATAAATTTTATTAGTCTTTGATATTTTCCTGCACCACTCCCAAAATTCAATATGATTGAAAGAACCTTCCTTATATTCTGCCGTTCCCTTATAGGGAGGGTCGCAATAGATGATTGCCCCTTCAGGAATCTCTATTTCATTGTAAGATTTGCTATAAAGCTGCAACTGCTGCAACTGCTCCAACTGCTGCAACTGCTGCAACTGCTGCAACTCTAAAACTGCTGCAACTGCTGCAACTCTAA